GCGGCCATCGCCTCCATGCTGCGCTGCACCAGCAGCAACACATGCCCTGCATCCTCCCCCACATGCTGCCGCACCATCGATAACGCAGCAGATCCCCCGCGCAGCTCGGCCGCCATGCAGCCGGAACGCCTTCCCTCGGTCGTGTCATCCGCCATACCATCCTCCATACAGTTATCAGGACAATGAGATAGGCAATCCGCATAACACGTACTGATAATGTATAGTCAACACAAACCCGCCCGCATGATATACAAGGTGCGCGTAGGTCAACAAATCAACTTCAGGGTCAATCGTGGTACATCAGACTATTGCAACCGTACTCGCGTCACTCGTAGACGCAATGGACCGCCCCGCCGTGCTGCGCGATGCAGCGGGCATGGTGGAGCATGCCAACACAGCGTTTCTGAAACTGTGGGGCAACCCGCGCGCGCTGGGCCTGCCAGCCCACCTTGCGCCGGTGGATGCCAGCCCGCAGATTGTGGACAACACCGCGCTGGATACGCGGCGCAGCTGCGCGGCGGATATCATTATCACCGCAGGCGGCAGACCCGTGCCGGTGCGCTGGGAAACCTGCCCCGCCTATACACCGGACGATGCCCAAAGCCTTGCCGGCAGCATAACCACCGTGCTGCCGCTGGCGCAGTATCTGGCGCTTGAGCTGCAATATGCCCGGCAGATTGCAGGCAGCCCCGTGGATAACCTGTGGATACTCAACGAGGAATATCGCATCCTCGCCGCACAGGGCGACAGAGACAGCATTGCCCGCACCAGCACAGGCGCGCTGGCAACAGACCTTGTGCACGGCGGCGAAGCGGAGATGCTGCGCGAGCGGTTCGAGCAGGCCAAGGCGCGGCCGGGGCAGGTAATCATCGGGCAGATCACGGGACAGCGGCGCACAGGCATGCGGCGCGTGGTGGTGCGCATTGTCTACCGCATGGGCGAGAGTGGCACGGGCCGCTATTACTCCACCACCAGACTGCTCGGCCCCGTGGGTGAGCAGATAGTGGACAGGCTCATGCTGGCATACGATGTGCCGAGCGGGGCCGCACTGGCCAGAGCCATGGGGGTGAGCCCCACGGCCATCAGCCGCAGACGGCAGGCAGACGACGTGCCGCCCGGCTGGATAGTGGATTGCTTCAACCGCACAGGGGCCAGTGCGGACTGGCTGCTCACTGGCAGGGGCGCGCCGAAGAGGGAGGATAGGGAGTAACAAAAAGAAAGCCCCCCGTTCCGGTTGGAGCGGGGGGCTCTTATCACTTCACCAGCTGATACCTGCCATCCACCACCCGCACATAGCCGTGGCTGATCAGCCACTGCACAGAACGGTACGGGCAGGCAGGTGTGCCTTTGGCAAACTGCAGGCGGATAAGCGCGTTATATCGGTCCATCACCGTGGCAACCCACTGCATGTGGCGACCGGCACCACGGTTAATGGGCCGCGCCGTGTCGTGTTCCACCACCAGATCAGGCTCACCCTTGGCAGGGTCGCCAAGGCGGACCAGAGCGCCGCGCTTTTCCATTGCGCGCACAGGGTCAAAATACTTGGTCATGCGTTACGCTGCCAGCCCCTGCATACGCGCCTGTTCCTGCGCCCATTCTTCCGCACATTCCACGCACAGCCCGCAGGCAGGCATAGCCCTGATCCGCTCGGCCGGAATCGGCTCGCCGCAGTCAACGCAGATCGCCACCCCGTGCTCATACTCCGGCGCGGGGTAGTTCAGTTCAACCACGGCGGCGGATATGGCCGCCTCCCGTTCGCGCGTTTCCTGCTCGCTGGCGGCGTCTATGATGTCAGCCATAGTTATGCCTCCACCACAAACGCGGCAAGATCAGCATCTGCCGTTGCGGCAAGGCGGGCCTCCGCCGATTCCTGCCACGCGAATGCGGCTGCGATGTGCGCAACTCCTGCGGCATACACCGTATCAAACAGGGCTTCCGTCATGTCTACCCAGTTGCCTTCAGACGCCTTCCATCGTGTAGTGTAACCTGGGTCTTTTGCCAGATGCTGCGCAAGCTCGGCATAGGCCTCGCGGGCGTTGTAGTCAGAATCCCACAACACGCCGCCAACCGTGAACCCGCCATCGCGCAGGGCGTTCTTGCGCTCGCCTATCGCAGCCAGCAACCTTTGCCGCACTGCCGCAGGTGCATTCCACGCAGCTTCCGCTTCTGCCGCTGCCGCATCAAGCGCGGCCTTGGCATCAGCCCACAGGACAACATAGGGGGCCACTTCCGCATCATAGTCTTCTGCGGCAAGCGGAAGGTTTGCCCTGCCATCCTTGTATTCCACATGTCCGGCATCATCAGCCCACTGCACGGCATGCAGGCCGGTGCCGGCAGGCAACGTAACATGCAGGCCAAGCCCGTCAACCATTACAAGCCTATCGTCAAAAATTATTGATACTCGCATGGCTCTCTCCTTAAAGCGCAATAATATATGCCAGCGCATAGTATGGCGGCATGTTTGCCCCTGCGGCAACGGTCAATCCGTGAGCGTGAGAACCATTACTCCCGGCGCTACCCGTTGCGACAGACGATGAAGAGCTTGCCTGCCTTCCGTAAGCACCGGAACCGTCTGCGCCTGCAGCTTTTCCATAGCTATGAGAATGGCTAGGCATCTGTGCCTGTGACAATGTGGTAGCATCAACTGAGGCCACAATATCCTCACTGCCCCCCATCTCATCTGCGGCGATATCGTCTGATGCAGCGACTACAAACCGGCCCCGCAGGTCCGGAGTCGTCACAGTTCGTCCGTCCGGGGCTGTATACGTTCCGCCGTCACACAGGGCATACCGCAAATCAACCTCGCCCGTTGCCGCGTTCAAGGGAAACTTGTTGTCAGCTCCACCAAATGTTCCGGAATAGGGGGATATAAGTCCAGCCAGAAGAATGCCCCCCCCAACACGCGCCCACTGCGGCGGGTCACCACCCGCAACCAGCCGCCAATAGCTGCCGTCATCCATCTGCAAGGCAATCTTGCCCACGTGGGTGGAATCCAGCGTTATATCTGCCTCGCGCGCAGTCTTGGTGGCATATTCCGCAAAGTGGGGAACGTGCACCTGCAGTCCGGACATACTTCTGTGCAATGTCGTGCTCATCAGAACGCCTCCATTATCTGTACAAGTTCGCCGCCTACCTCGGTATAGAGAGGCATGGCAGTGCCGGTAGAATCCTCAAAATCAAGCGGGCGTATGGTGCCGAGCGAGACCATGCCGCTGGTGGTATCCACATCCACCACGGCACCGTCACCGGGAACCATGGTAGAGGTTACGGCAATACGCCATATATAGCCGTTCGCAAGGCCGCGCAGGGTGAATTCCGTTTCCTTGGTGCTGCCCAAAAGCCGCCATGCCGTTGTGCTGCCGCCCACACGCCGCACAAATATGTTCCACACCACAGCATTGCCGCGCCATGTGATATGCGGCAGCGCCTTGGTGAGCCCGTCTTCTTCCATCTGCATGTACGAGAGCTGCAAGCCCTTGGCCTGCGGGGTGAAATCAGGTTCGGTTATGACCGGAACCTCGCCGTCGTCCTCATACACCTCGGGCGCGTATTCAAGGCATTCAATGGCGCGCCGCCCGTTGTGGCTGCGGCCGATGCGCGTTACGCGAAACCACGGCAGGCGTCTGTCCACCAGCCCAACGGCACACACAGCGCCCACCATGGGCGTGTGTTCCAGCGGGGCGGCAAGGGTGACCACCTCGGTTTCCACATCCGCGCCGGTCACCTGCAGGGCCACTTCTTCCACCAGTTCGCGGCCCGTGTCAGGGTGCACCACGTCACCGTGTGAGATCACAAGCTTGTGCATGGCGCCGCCCGTCAGCCGCACAGGTTTGGAAAGCCGCACCTGCGTGGCGCTCACCACCCGCAGCACCCGGCACGACTGGTCATAGGTCACGCTGTCCACAGGCACCTGCAGCACATCGCCGTGCCGCACGTGTATGGCGTTGTGGCTGGCCGTCAGTTCCAGAGCCTGCATAATGTAGCGGTTGCAGTTCAGGCGGTAGCCCGCATACTTCCACGCCTGCTCGAAGCTGTTGCAGCAGGCAAGGGTTTCGCTTTTGGTTATGGGGGTGCGGGTAGTCAGCGTATGGTAGAACGGGCTGCGCCTCGTGAGCATCTTGCGCCCCTGCTCGGGGTGGTACCATGTCACCTCTATGGCGTCGGCCCTGTCCTTCACGCTCATGGCCTTCACGCCGAGCGTGCCGGAAATGATATTGCCCTCACCGGCAATGAAACCCTGATCAGGCAGGGCAGCTGGCCTGTCGCTATAGCAGCCTATGCGCGTGCCGCGCGGCACAACAGAAAACCGCCCATAGGTGCCGAGCAGTTCCATTATGCCCTTCACGGTCATGCGGCTGTCTATGTACAGAGAGCCGGCAATGCCCTTCATGTCGCACCACTCGGCAGCGCTCTCGAATTCCTCAAGCATAAGCCGCGATGCAGGAACCCGCCCGCCGAAGCGTCTGTCCAGCAGCACAAACAGCGCCGCCCATGCAGGGTTGGCAAGGCTGCGCGAAACAGTCGTGCCGTCACTGGCAGGCAGCATGGCTGCCGTGCGGCTGACCGTGCAGGTTACATGCGGCGCAGAGCCGGAAAGCTGATCCGTTGCCAGCGCCTTTACGGCCAGCAGCACGGTGTTGGGATAGCGGAAATCATCCGGCACAATCTCGTGGATGTATTCCCACCATATGTCCGTGCTGTATCTGCTGCCCGTGGGCGGTTCCGCCGTAAGCCGTGCCTGATAGCGCCATTCCCCTGCAGGGCTGTCGTGTCGCACATACCGGCGCACGGTAGTGCGCTGCGCAGCGGAAAGGGTCGTAGTGCCAAGGCTTACCCAATCCTCGGTATCCACAGGGGCGCGCCGCATCTCCACGGTGACGGAAACAGCGTCAAGCTCGCCCTTGTCGTTGGCAAACCACAGACCCGAAGGACCAGACAGCCCGAAACCGACACCCTGAATATTGTTGCCGTTGCCCTCTACCGTTGCCCACTTGCTGGCGGAAAGTTTTTGGGAAACAGAGCGCTCATACACGGCATCGGCAAAGGCGGGTATCACATCCTGGTCTGCCGTGCCGGGGCTTATGGTAACCGCAACGCCCTCATAGTTTTCCGGCGGGTTGCCGTCTATGCGCACGTCAGAAACCGTCACCTCACCGGCTGTACCGCCCTCGCTGCAGGCAAAGAGCATGTTGAGAAATTGCTTGTCGCCGTTGGTGGTTACAAACTGCGCCAGCTTGAAGGGCGATGCCAGCGTGCAGGTGCCAAGCGCCACGGCAACCGGCCTGCCGTTTGATGTGGGGTTGGCAGGGTTCCACCCATACGTGGGCGATTCGTCCAGCGCGGCCGCAGCAGAAGAAACACCGCCAAGCGCTGCCGCAGCAGGAATAGACGGGTTGCTCAGCATGCTCACCACCCCGCCGCCTATGCCGAGAATAAGCCCCGTGCCAATCGTGCTGGCCATGGCGTTGGTGATAAAGGGCGCACCCGTTGCAAGGGCTGTGGAGTTCCACATGGCAGCAAGCGGCCCGCCAAGCGCAGGACCAAAAGCCATGGCACCCACCACAACAGCCAGCATGGCAACCGTGGCAATGGGGTTCTTTCCGCCCCCGCCACCACCGCGCGGAACCACCACCCATGTTACCGCATCGCAGGGCAGCAGGGTCACGCACTCCGCTTCCTGCAGCGTGAGCAGACGGCCGTTCAGCACCGGCACCAGGTCCAGCTCCGCTGGCACATTGAGCACCGGCGGCACGCAGGCGTGCAGGGTCATGCCCTGTCGCCACGGCAGATACGCGGTTTCGCGGTCAAATGGGTCCAGAAAATTGAGCGCGCTGGTTACAAGCACGCTGTCCAACCTCGGTGCAGAGGCCACCATGTTTACGCTGCCCATGCCCAGAACCCCCTTATGCGCTTTGTCCACGGAAAGGCCGTAACCGTGCAGGTATGCACACCCATGCCACGAAAAATATGCACAAACCTGCCGCCGCCCACATACACGCCGAAATGGTTTTTTGCCCGCGTCACCTGCGTTGTGGCCATGGCGACCACACACGGGGCCACAGGTTGCGCAAGCGGCGTCCAGCGCCCGCTCTTTTCCTCGCGGGTGAACGCCCGGTGGGCCGCGCGCAGATTGTCCGCATGTATGGCAAAGTCCGGCACCACAAGGCCGTAACACTCAAACACGGCCATACACAGGCCCCAGCAGTCAAAAAGGCGCACACCGTCCGCGTCCTGCTCGCCGCGTCCGCCATCGGCAAAGCGGCTGTGAAACAACGGCCCAAGGTCAGCCAACAGCGGCAGGGGGCTACGCATTCACGCCCCCCTGTTCCACGGTGGGGAACCCGCCAAAATTCAGGGTGTTTGCATAGGTCACGCGGCAGGCCGTGAGGGTGTGGTTGCACACGGCATAATAGGGGCAGTCTTCTGCCGCATCCCACTGGCAGAAATCGCGGGTGATGGAGCGGCGTGGCACGGGCCTGTCCCAGATATTTTCCAGCCCGAGCTTTATTTCAACGCTCTGCATGGGCGGCGGACAGCTTATTTCCTCATCCACAAACCAGTATTCCGCCTCCGGCTCAGGCTCATCGAGCAGCCCGGTGTTCACCACACACAGCCGCACCTGTATGAGTTCCGGCCCGTTCAGCTTGCGCCAGTCCATGAGCTGGCGCATATAGTTGTACATGGCCTGCGATGCGTTGCCCACGCGCACAGTCACCCCGCGCGTTTCCACGTTGCCGGATTCTTCAATGTCGTCGGGCAGAAAATCAAACGCCGTCCACACAGCGCCCTTGGGGGCGATAAGCGCATGCGGCGCGCCCTCGGTCAGGCTGCGCACGATGAGCCGGTAGGTGCGGCCAGCAAGGCAAAGGTATTCCCCCCCCGACGGTCCGGTATATGCGGCAATCTCCGTCCAGCTGCCGCCCGCGCCATCGTCATGTTCCAGCGCAATCTCACCGGCAAAGTCACCTGTCAGGGCAACCTCTATGCTGCCTGCCTCCGCGCACAGCACGGATACGGTTTCACCGGCAGCAGCCAGCACGCCGGACGCACTGCCCGCGTTCGGCCATGCAATGCTCTCGGTATTACGGGC